TAACGGTGAACGTGTAAGCCGTGCCGTTTGTCAGGCCTGTCACAGTTAAAGGTGACGCCGAACCGGTAGCAGTTAATCCGCCGGGACTTGATGTCACGGTGTAGCCGGTAATAGCAACTCCACCAGTAATAGCAGGGGCGGTAAATGAAACAGTCGCTTGAGCGTTACCAGCAACAGCCGTGACACTTGTTGGAGCGCCTGGTACTCCTGCTGCAATCGTTGCGGTTGCTGCTGACGTTGCGCTTGCGCTGCCTGCTGAGTTGGTTGCCGTGACAGTACATTTCACCGTTGTGTTGTAGTCCGCGTCTTGCAACTGATACGTTGACGATGTAGCGCCACTGATGTTGGTTGCCGCACCGCGAACCCATTGATATGCGAATGTTGGAGCCGGGAAACCGGACCATGTTCCAGTTGTGCTTGTGAGCGTTTCACCAACCGTAGGCGTGCCAGAGACAACTGGTAACGTGTTGTTGGTTGGTGCGGTTGGTGTCAAAGTGGGCGTTGCCCAAGAAAGAACTCCAGAACCATTAGTTATCAATACTTGATTAGGAAGTCCGTCCGTATTCGGCAAAGTCCAAGTTACATTAGATGAAATAAGAGTTGGTGCTTTGAAAGCAACGTAGTTACTAACACCGTTAGAAAACTTTACTGAGCCACTAGACCCTACTTGTACGTTAGCACCGTCCCAAGTAAGGTTGGCAGAGCCACCAAAAGCTCCAGCATTGTTGAACTGGATTTGAGTGTCATTGCCCCCAGGAGTGCCACCACCGCCTCCGCCACCACCACCGCCGCCAAGAGTAGAAACAGTCTTCAAAACCATGTTAGACCCCATCTCCTGGAGTGATGTATATCACAGCATTGCCACTGCTAGTTATACCAGCAAAGTAGGCATTAGGCGTGAACGTCAAGATCTCGTCTGTACCTGACAGTAGCGGGATAGATGACTGAGTACTGGTGACAACCACTGCGTTAGCTACCGCACTTGCATTAGCTTGCCCGTACCCCATAAACACCGTTACGTTACCGCTGTTGATGATGCGGTACTGGTTACCACCAAGAGTGGTAGACGCAGCTTGCACGGAAGTTGTGGGAGAACTAGCGGTAGCCGTAAAGGTTATCGTGTTCCCCATAGGGGTAAAGGCTTGAATTCCCATTTTTTACTTAACCTTTAGGGTACTTTGCTTTTACGGCAAGACAAGCATCTATGTATGCCTGCACTTGAACTTGATCACCCTTGACAATCCCGTCAAGGTAATTACGGAAGTCAGGATACTCAGCAGCTCTCTTGGCTTGGTAGGCTACTGCATTGTCTGCCGCTACTTTGGCATTCCACGCAGCATCCAGTTGATCTTGAGTCGGCTGTTCGCCTAGCTTGTTTACGTTCCACATTAATATTTGGTCTGGCTGTCCTGCTGGCTGTCCTGTCTGATAATAACCGGGAACACAGACAATATTGTTCTGGGACAAATAGGCTTGGATTTGGTCATTGAGCGCCATCATTTGTCCTTATGAAGATATTCCGTATAGGGATGCAGATCCAGAAGACCATGTAGATCCGTCCGGAAACAAATTAATTGCCGTTACGATTTGAGTGTTCGACGGATTGCCTCCGTATACATTGAAAACAGAGGTCCCACCTGAAAATGCATCAATACTGCCTTGTGAATAAAAATTTGACGCAGAATCCATTCCAGAAAAAAACAAAAACCCTGATATAGGCCCCTCAATATAACCAATACTAGAGTCAGATATTAAGCTGCTGCCATTAGAAATCCCTTCACTAATCATTGTCCCACCAGAAATAGTCAACCTAAATTGAGCAAAATTATATCCAGATGTCAAATAAGTTGGAGTTGATCCGTATCCAACTCTGCACAATATTCTAGCAGAAGAGCTTGCAGCAACCAAAGAATTAACAATTAATATGTAAGATTTATATGTTGACAAGCCTGTCCATGCAAATGAAGATTGCCCACTAGCAGTAAAAGTGCTAATTAACGTCATAGCACTTCCGCCACCAGCAGGAGCAGAAGAAACCCATGCAGATCCAGTAGAAGTCAAGACGTTACCATTCGCCCCAGGAGAAGACAGTCCTGTGCCACCGCTACCGGCTAACAATGTCCCTGCAACAGTTACGTTTCCTCCGACAGATGTGCTTGGAGTTAACCCAGTTGACCCAAAAGATAGTGCGGTAACGCCAGATCCTGGAGCAACGCCAGTAGAAATCCACGCGGTTCCATTACTGGTAAGCACGTTTCCAGTCGAGCCAGGAGAAACAAGGCCAGTGCCGCCACTTGTAGCAGGAATGGCAAACGCAATATTGCCGCTCGTGATAGTGACGTTACCAAGCGTCAAATTTCCCAGAGTGCTAACTGAATTTCCTAGTTGAATGCTTGTATTGCCAAGCGTAATTGGGCTGGCAAAGTTAGCATCTAACTGAGAAAGCGGTATTGTATTTGTTGCGTTGGCAAATTGGTATGCGACTGGCATTTTAGAACCTTACTCTTAATTCGTGTTCAAATTCAAACGTATTGTAAGTGTAAGCAGGTGCGCTACCTGTAATTGTCAACCCCAAATACTTGCCATACTGTTGCGCATCCGACTTGTAAAGATAGTAGGTGTAACCGTTCACCCAATTAATTATATTATTGGAGCTATTTGACCACGGAATTACGTTGCTTGCATTGTTTGTCCAAGTGACAAAGTTTGTCAAAGCATACTCAGGACTTGACCCTAGTTCGCTATCAACCGTAACGTAGATTGTTGCACCTTTGTTGAAGGTTGACTCTACGCCAAACTTCAATGCTTGTTTCGTGCGGATAGGATCTCCCATAGGCATGAGCGCCGTTTGCACCATGCTGGAAATATTGGCTGTGCTGTTAGCGTATAGCTTGTAAAGAGTTCGGTCGCTTACGCCGTAGGCATTTATCATCCCTGACAAAGGGACGGAAGTGATGTAATTTAACGTGCCTTGGGATGTGATAAACCATTTCTTCTCGAAGAACACCGCTTGGACCTGTCTCGCTCCACTTTCCGGGTCGTTGTAAGTGAAGTTGAATGCCGCGCATAGAATGTTATTCAGTAGAACTTGTCCACCAGTGACTGGTTTTGAGAAGTCAATGTATGTAAACACTCCGTCAAGAGGATCTGACAACTTGCTGGTAGTAGAACCAACAAGAGAATAGATCCCATAATCGTTCATGAACAACACAGAACGGAAAAACGGGAAAATAGCGTAGATACGCTTGGTCCCTACGCTTGCCGATACGTTGGTATTGGTAAAAAGCGTCTGACCGTTCGTATCAACTCGAACGTCGGAGAAGACGTTGATACTTGTATCACCAAAAATGTACAAAAAGTTGTTGGCAGACAGCAGCGCCCGAATGTTCCCGTTCAACGTAGAGTCTTTGAGAGTTAAAGACCCCGCAGAAACGCTTGTAAAGTCGCTGTACGAGTCTGCCGATGAGTAATATACGGTTCTACCTGCTGCCACCCAGACGCGGCCTGAAAAGGTTGCTACAGAAACAATTTGGTCTGTATTGACTACCGCTGTAGCAGTGGCATTAGCCGTTGCGCCACCACCAGAAATAGTCACATTGGCTGTTGTGTAACCAGCTCCTGGGTTTGTCATCACAATTGATGAGACAGTATTCCCGAGCACGATAGCTGTAGCAGTAGCTGGAGTGGTGTTGGCGCCGCTGATAGCCACCGTTGGTGCTGACGTATAGCCAGACCCACCGTTGTTGAGCAGAATGCTGACTGTGCCGGTCTTGAACGTAACGATCTGGGCTATAGCATTAGCACCTGACCCTCCACCGCCGGTAAAAGTAACGGTAGGAGGAGTGGTATATCCACTTCCAGCGTTTGTCAGACTTATGCTGTTGACGCCACCAGTAGAAATAACGGCTGTTGCTGTAGCAGCACCGCTAGAAAAGGTCACACTAGGTATTGTGGTGTATCCAGATCCGTTTTCGATCATTGATACAGCAACGACAAGTCCACCACTAATGCTACACACGGCTGTTGCTTGTGTGCCGCCTGGAATATTGGGAGCGCCAATGGTGACATCAGGTACAGCCGTGTATCCAGATCCACCAGAAGTCACAAAAATAGATCTTATGCCACCAGATCCGGTGACGATCGTTGCTGTGGCTACTGCTTGCACCCCGTTAGCATCATTTGGGGCACTGATCACTACGTTAGGTGCAGATGTGTACCCAGAGCCTGGATTTGACACTGCTATCAGGCCAACAGATCCTATAGAAACTACGTTTGCGCCATTCCAACTGGATAATCCCTTATCTGGATCAGCAATGATCAGTCTTTCGTTCTTCCACTGGGCAGCACTGACGTTTGCGTTGCTGAATGTGCTTGTAACGGCCACATTACTGGTCACATTACTGTTCAGATTGAACGCTTGCGCTCGACCGTCTATTTCAAAACTGACTATGTAGTCAGATACATTGATATTTGTGGATGTTAAATAAGATGTTGTGTTCGCAAAGACAACAACATTGCCAGTGCTGTCTCTAACGGTTTCTTGAGCTGGAACAATCTTGATGTTGGCGTCGCCAATAGGCATCGCGTTCTCTATCCAAGAGAACTCGTCTTCGCTGATCGCAGTCCGGTTGGCCTTGGTGTTTAGCCCACGGAACTTCTTGAGAACAGCATATGATTTTTTCTGTTCTTGAGAGGCCATGTTAGTAAGGGCTACTATAAGGGTCCGGAATTCTGCGTGTAAACACAGAATTCAACACACTCTGAACTTGACGATTGTATTGCTGGAGAAAAATCTCAGATTCCCCGTAGCTTTGTTCTTTGTACTTTGCTTTGTAGGCCGCGTAGAACGCCACAGGAACGGTGTACGGGTCTAAGATGGTGTCAGGTGCGGCAGAAGTGTTCAGAGACAACGCGGTAGGCAATACTACGCTATCCACTTCTATGCTATAGGACTGATCAGGGATAGGTGAGATGTAAATTTGAGATTGCCCATACGTTGAAAAGCATACGGGCCGTCCAACGTAGTTCTGCCAGTAACGCAACTGGGCGTTGAAATTGGTCCAGGGAAGGTAACGCAGAGGAATCCTAGAATTCCCCCAGTAGATCGTCAGGTTGAGTACATCCAGAGTCTGCGAACCATTAGGTAACGACGAAAACGGGATGACTTCTGCATTCTGAACGTACAGCAAACTGGCTGTGCCGTTGGTAAAAACGGTTGACGGAGGAAAATTATATCCAGAAGCTGGGTACGGAGGAGGCGTAGTCCCCAGCGTCCCACCTACTGTGACTTGGTAGATAAAGATATTTGAAAATATGTACTGTCCTGCGGTGACAACAAGCCCAGCAGACCAGATAATTGCGGCTGTGCCGTCTGGTGCGAGTGGTGTAGCAGAAATTTGCAGGGTACGCAGACAACCAGTGTCTCGGACTACCCTTTCACGCCCATCATTGACGTAATCCGTAATCTCATCGTTAGACCAGAAGTTCCCATTGGCATCGTGTAGAAGCCTGCGAACGTCTGTGATGTACGAATTTAGGGTTGCCATAGTTGCCTATTGTAACCCTCAGGAGACTTTTCC